CGTCAAAGGGCGCAAAGTTAGAACATGAGTACGCCAGAAAGCAAGGAAAGGATAGGCGATACCTTTTCAAGAAGTGATTGACTTCTACCGCATGGTGGTATATAATTCAAGGCGTTGAGAATGTTGACTAATGCCTTCCACCATTAGCCAGCATTTTTGTGAATCTTTAGACCGGTTAGCGTGTGGAAGCGCAAGCCGGTCTTTTTTTTGTTTTGGAGATAAAATGGCAATAAGGAATAAGTCTTTTAGGATCGATTATGATTTTTTTAATAGAAATGATATAAAAATTATAGAGTCTGAAATAGGCGCTAATGGCGTTCTTTTATATATAAAACTGCTGTCAATGACAATGGGTGGCGATGGAACAATAAAATCAGAACATTTAGAATTGATAAAATACATATCTATAATAACAAATACTGAAGAATCTATAATTAGAAACTCTATGCCATTATTCGAAAAGTATAGACTTGCAAAATGTTTTAATGAACGAGAATTATACATAGTTGCACTAAGAGAGAACACTGACAGGGTAAGTAAAGAATATATTGCATGGAGAAAATCTATTTTTGAACGAGATAATTATACTTGTCAGATGTGTGGAGAGCGAGGTAAAGAACTTAATGCGCACCATATTAAAAAATGGTCGGAATGTATTGAGCTGAGAACAGACATAAACAACGGAATTACATTGTGCAAATTATGTCACAAAGAATTACACAAAAAAGAGAGGCATATAAATGGCTGAGCGCCGAATGTTCGCACTTAAAATTATTGATTCTGATGCTTTTTTGGATATGCCGAAATCTTCACAGGCTTTATATTTTCATCTATCAATGCGCGCTGATGATGATGGATTCATAAGCAATCCTAAAAAGATAATGCGTATGATCGGATCGTCTGATGACGATATGAAAATACTGCTTTCAAAGCGGTTTTTGTTATCTTTCGATACTGGAATAGTAGTTATAAAACATTGGAGGTTACACAACTATATAGCAAAAGATCGTTATACTGAAACGATTTACAAGGAAGAAAAGGAAAAACTGTTCGTTAAGTTGAACGGCGCATATACCGACCATCCAGAGCTTGTATCTATTCCGTATACAGGTTGTACACAGAATGATTACACAGGTAAGGGAAGTGAAGATAAGGGAAGTCTAGGTAAGGGAAGTGAAGGTAAGGGAAGTGAAGGTAAGGGAAGTGAATTATCAAAATCACAGAAACATAAATACGGCGAATACAATCACGTTCTCCTTACAGACGAAGAGCATCAACGACTATTAAACGAATGGGGAGAACAAGAGCTATTAAGAATGGTTAAGGTACTCGACGAGGGAATGGAATTAAAAAGATATAAGTATGGGAATTGTAATCTAGCAATACGAAAGTGGAGGACTAATGAAATAAAAGGAAATGCCGGCTATTCAAAACCTGAATTAAAAGTAAACCAACGCACTACAATGCTAGATTTGGAGGAATAGAATGCACTGCGATAAACACGATATTGATTACGAACAAAAAGAAGTTGATATGGTTGGACGAAAGATGCTTTTCGGTAATTGTCCTGCTTGTGAGATTGAATACGAAGAAGAAACTAAAAGGCTTCAAGATGAAAAAGACTTAGAAAATAAGCTATACTGGTATAAGGTTTATAACATTGAACCGCTTTACTATTCCGAAACTCTTGAATCTTTCAAAGCAGATACGCCGGAATTAGTAAAGGCAAAAGACGCTGTTAAAAAACTTATTGATACGAAAACGGGAAAGATCGTTATGCTCGGTAAGAACGGAACCGGAAAGACTCACCTTGCGGTATGCGCTGTCAAAGCTCTAGGAGGCAAGATTCTCACGATGTACGAAATATCAACGCGCATCAGGGCGACGTATTCCGCGAAAGCAAAAGAAGACGAACTTGAAGTAACCGACGAACTGGCAAGGCTCAAGATGCTTGTCATCGACGAGATCGGGAGAACGAAAGGTAGTGAAGCAGAGGAAAATTGGCTATCATATATCATCGATAAAAGGAATAGCCGTTCATTGCCTCTTATCCTGATATCGAATAAACATACGAGAAAATCATGCGCTGCTGGCGGGTGTAAAGACTGCCTTGAGAATTATCTTTCGGAAGATATTCTTTCAAGACTTTGCGTTGACGGAAAGATTCTAAACTTTACCGGCGACGATTACAGGAAAAAAAGATGACCATCGAAACCACGGCTATTCTCTACCAGGCCGCAACTGCCGAAAAGTCATGCCCATTATGCGTGTACAGCGAAAGCAACATAGCAACCGGATTGCATTGCGATATGTTCGACTTGCCGACTCGACAGGATAGACGGTGCGGGGTATTCCTTACGAAACGTAAAGCTGAAATGGAAGTTAAAGAAACGCAGATAGATTTATTTTAAGGGAAATAATAAATACCTCTTGCATAAATAATAAACATGGTGTATTATGGTGCTATAAGGAAGGTGAAAAGATGACTGACGAAATGTTTGTAAAAGAAATTATAAAGACAAACGGTAACTGCAACGGACTTGATTGTGTTAAATGTCCTATAAAAAAGAAATGCAACACAAATGAAACGAAACAGACTACGATGATACGAGCAAGATATTTCCTTACTGAAAAAGAAATAAGGAAATAAATAAATGGGACGAAACACAAAAGACCATATCATAGCCGATGATGACAAGATCGGTATCCAGTTCATTACCAATGGAGCGAACTATCGGACGGTCAAGGAATACGCCGAAACAATTGTAAACCCTGAAACTAAAAAGCCGTACACCATGAGCGGTTTTTTGGGTAGGATAGTGGCGAGGGTAGCGGACGATATTCGCTCAGGGAAAAAGATTAAGATATGATATCGCAACCAAAAAAGAAAAAGGTAAAAAAGCTGTCCGTTGTCAAAGTACAGGACGCGGTAAACAAGGCTATCAGGGCGCGTGACGAAACTTGCATTGTTCGCGACGGACGGCATGAGTGCGCGGGAGTATTGACGGCAAGCCATTATCATTGCGTTGGTGGTAATTCTACTTTCAGGTTTTACCCACCGAACATTCACGCGCAATGCTTCGGACATCATGGAATACATGAGCGCGGACAAGAGCCATTCTTCTACCGTCGCTGGATGCAAGAGTATGAACCGGACGCGCTTGAGTTCATGGAAACGCATTGGAACGCAAGCATAAAGTACAGCCAGCCGGTATTGCGTGATATTTATACTCTAGCACTTTCAGGAAATCTTGACGGGCTGAAAGAGTATGTAGAAAAACAGATAACAGGCTAACAAGGAATGTATTATGAAAGAGTTAACAGCCTTAATTCGACAAGATGAAACTTTTGGCAAAATAGAAAACGGTAAATGCAATGTATGCGGAGAACCATATGCGCTCATTACTGGATCGAATACAACCTTTAGAAAAGACGGTAGAAGGTATGCACAAATAAATTGCGCTGAAATTGGATGGGGCGCATTTAGATGTAGCACGTGCAAAGAGGTTATCGAAGAGACATGGATTCCTTGCTGATCGGCGAGCATTACCGGAAAGAATACAAAAAACTACTTGAAAGATGATACTTGCTTTATTTACAGTTCAATGCTATTATTGATTTGTCGGGACGTGATGAATCTTGACGATCACTTTGTTAGAGGTGATAATCACAGAAGGCTTTTTGAATACCTACGGTGCTAACACATCGGAAACCGACTCATCATCGGGGGTATTCAAAAAGCCTTTTTTTATGGAGTATAACATGGAAATCATAAAAAATGATGAAGCAAAAACAGGAACGAGTTATGTATATTTTGCAAATTGCGAAACTGGATTCACAAAAATAGGTACAACAAAAAGATCTGATAATAGGCTAAAACAGGTTTCTCATTCTAATCATATACCAATAAATGAATATTTTCTTGTTGAAGGAGGAACGCACCTAGAAAAAACATTGCACAAAGTATTTGCAAAACAAAGAATGTATGCAGAATGGTTTTATTTAGATTATGAAGAATTAAAACTATTCATAGAAAAATATGAATATGATTATACAACAGATAAAGCCGATAATAAGAAAAATCTAGTAATAGCAAGTAATGGTATTTATTCAAAACAATATGAAGATTTTTTAAAAGCAATTGAGTCTGATAATAAGATAGAGAAATCGTTTAGCGCTCAACAAGCCTACTATTGTGCGCTTGTCACAGAGATGATAAAAGGAAGAATAGAACCAGAAGAAACGATTATAAAAGAGCTGATAGAAGTAACAATAAAATACAATGACTTTTTAGAAAACTGTAGTGCGCCTGATGAAGAAGTCTGGTTAATAATAAGAGAAAACGAAAAATTGGTAGCAGACGTTATCCGAATAGGGTTTGTCATTGAAGTATCGGATACCACGGGTAAAGACGATAAACAAATATACCAGATGGTTAAAGAATGGTTAGATGGAGTTTCAAGATGAACCGTATCGAATTGTTTAACGATCACTTCCAGAATTACAAGGTATACGGAATCCCCAAAGCGCAACTTGTATTGACAGACATCCCATATAACGTAGGCGTTAATGCTTACGGGTCGAATCCGCAATGGTATGTAGACGGAGATAATGAAAACGGGCAAAGCGAACTTGCCGGGAAGACGTTTTTCGATACGGATAAAGATTTTCGCGTTCCAGAGTTTCTTCACTTTTGCAGTCATATGCTCAAGCCTGAACCAAAGGAACGTGGCAAAGCCCCATGTATGATTGTTTTTTGTAGTTTTGAACAACAGTTTATGTTGATTGAAGAGGCAAAGAAACACGGGTTGAATAATTATATCAATATGGTTTTTAGAAAGAACTTTTCAGCGCAAGTACTCAAGGCAAATATGCGCGTAGTTGGAAATTGTGAATATGCTTTATTGCTTTATCGGGACAAGTTGCCAAAGTTCAATAACAATGGTTCTATGGTTTTCAACTGTCAAGACTGGGTGAAAGACAACGATACTCCGAAAGTGCATCCAACTCAAAAACCTCTTGGGCTTATGGAAAGGCTTATAGAGATATTCACTGACCCCGATGATGTTGTAATAGACCCGTGCGCCGGTAGCGCGGTAACTCTACTAGGCGCGAAAAACCTGAACCGTAGAGCTTACGGATTTGAGATAAAGAAAGACTTTTTCAAAGAAGCAAATGAAAAAGTATTGACCTATTCAAGCCCGTATCTATTCTGCGAGAAACCAAAAACAGAATGGCAAGAAAAACAGGAACAGCTATTCAGGGACGAAGCGACGGTATGACCTACGAAGTACGCGACTGCCTATCCGATACGCTTATCTCTACCCATGCCACAAAGCCGGAAGCAGACGAGATATGCGCTATCCACGGCGGTCATGATGCCTGTATCCATGTATTCGAGATAGCAGAATTAAAAGAGGTTAAACGAGAATTAAAAGATGAAATAAAAGAGCAAAAACCGCTTGCCGGTATGCTTTTTTAGTTGACAAAAGAAATACAGGTGCTATACTGATTATATCCTCGTATGAGGGTAAAACAAACAGGCCGCCGGGAGCCAGTGAAAAGAATGAGCCGGAAATATTGATATATGCAGTAATAGTAGTACCGCGCCTGCCGTTGGCAGATACGCGTAGCCGGTCATCAAGGGGCGCACTTAGTCTGGGAAGGCGAAGCGAAAGCGCGAGATGACAACACGGGACTGCGAGTGTGAAGGGTAAGTCTTTTATAGACAAGGCCGTTATGCACAGCATGCTTTTAACATGCAAGTTGAAGGTTCAAATCCTTTCAGATCCCATAGCGCGTATGCGTGAAAATGGCAGTGACACAAAAAGCAGGTTTACACTTTGTCCTGCTTGTCATTGCCAATCTAAAATCAAGGCGGTAGATCATGAGAATTATCGACGCCATTCTATACGTTTTCTTCAGGTCAAAGGATTATAGTGCACAAGGTGGGAAAAGGAGTTTTAGATGAGAAAAGCAATTTTGGTACTTATGGCTGTTTTTCTGGTGGCAGTATTCACCGGATGCGATCCTGCAATGGAGGCGGCGGCTGTTGATCGTGCAAACGCATTGACATCTGACGCGGCAGTTGCACGGCGCAATCTCGAAACGGCAGAGCAGAACTTTCAGGTATATCGGCGCGTAGTTTTCTACAACGGTATTACCGATTCGTATGTGCTCACCGTTGAAGGTTATTTGGCGGTTACAGTGGACAACGACGGGGATCTTGTCGTAACTGTTAAAACCGAAGACGGAAAATACCTAAAGCACTATCTAGGACTTTCTGACAACGTAACGTATTTTTCAGAAGCCCTTGCGCCGAACAGCGTATCTGACAAGAGCTACAAGGTAGTTTTCAAGCCGTCTGTGATTATCCCGACTATCGAAATTAAGTAAACGGAGGTGACGGTATTTACTTCATGATACTTGTTCTATCGTTTCTTGTACCTGACGCCATCGTCAGCACTCCAATCGGTTTGGAATACATCGAAACGGTAGAGCGAATAACCGACAGCGCCTATGCTATCATTGGACAGTCGGTCAAGTGTTCGAGTGCTTTAGATTATGGCTAGTATAGGTTAGGTAGCGGTTGCCAGAGAGTCAGCCGTTCTTTCAAGTCCTGAACTTGTCATAATTATAAAAGACAACATTCAGGCGTCTATTTTAACCCTTCTTTAGTAGCGGGGTATATGAGCCGGTAGACAACCTCATGAAGGAAACTACCGGCGTTTTTATAAAGGGGAAAGCATGGACAAAAATCAAAAAGCGAAATTAGAAGCGTGGATGTCTAAAAACAAACATAGCAAAGGATCGGCGTTTTATGAACTCGTAGAAACAGGATGGGAGGCGTGCCTTGCTGAAAACAAGGAATTGCATGATTCGATATGGATAGACGCTCCAGAAAGTGCAATCGTGGCAGACGTATCATATTACGACAAACCAACAGCCGAGTGTGTCGCGTTAAAAAGAGGATCGTGTGGACATAAGGAATACACAAGAAATCTACCAAAAACAAAAGAAAGGATAATTGCAGAACGAAAAGCGGAAGAAGTAACAAACAGAACGTGCGGATGGGAGTTTAATGAAGTTGCAAAAGCCATAGAGGAAGCAATAATAGAAGCACGATCATAAAACTTGACAAACAAACAACAAAGGTATAAAATATCATACATGGGATTAACAGAAAGCGACATTCACTGCATCGTAGCAGATTATAAATCGGGAAAGACTCTCCAGCAGATAGCCAATGAATGCGGCGTATCAAAGCAGTATATCGATCAGGTGCTAAGCCGTGCAAAGGTAGAGCGCAGGCCGAAAAAGAAAGTCACGCCTGAAATGGAAGGCCGGATCAAAGACCTTGCGACAGCGGGTAAGACCTATACCGAAATCAGCGTGGAAACCGGCGTATCACGTTCAACGGTATGCGTTATCTGTAAGCCGCTTGAACTCAAGAAGGATAAAACCTACCGGTGCAGTAAATGCGGGGGAACCGACTTCCGTGCGAACGGTGCCAAAGGGCGTATATGCAAGCCCTGTTCCGCGAAACGTGCAAGGGAATACTATCATAACAAGGTGAAGAAGGCAGAAGAATGAACCATTCAGGACTATTCGACGAAGTATTGGCGGAACGCGCAAGTCAGAATGAGAAACACCCGGTAAACCCGAAATACCTTCTACACCCTGAAAATGATCCTACTTCATCACAGATTGAAGCATCACTTGCGTGGAGACGTACTGACAATGATAAGGCAGAGGCTAAAGCTGAGCATTCATACTTTGCTATCATAGGCGAGGAATACCGTGAGATATTCACCGCAAAGACCCGTGAGGAACGACATATCGAGATAGTGCAAGCAATCGCGCTACTGGTACGGCTTGATGGGGATGAGGCGATATGAAATATAACCCTACCGATAATCCTATAGTCATAAAATGCAAGGCTCACCAGAGTGAACCAATAGACCGACTTACGGAGTTTCAAGGCAATCTTAAACGGCTTTCAGAAAAGAATCGCGAGAAACTTATCGGGTCAATCTGTAATCGCGGGTTTATTGCACCGTTATTTGTATGGGACGATCACGGGGAATGGAAGCTACTCGACGGGCATCAACGTATCAAAACGCTTTTGTGGATGCGCGAAAAAGGGTGGGATATACCCATGCTCCCGGTAGACGTTATTGAGGCAGATGATGAGCAGGACGCAAAAAAGAAACTGCTTGCCATACATCGCAATATGGCGAGTTTACCGTGGAAGGATATGCAGAGTTTACAGACGGAATAGAGATTGACGATACGATACGGCTGACGGATGGGGAGTTTGATTGCCAGATACGCGAGGAAGTTGACGTCTCCGAACAAGACAATGAAATGCCAAAAGAACCAGCTGACGAACTGCAGGAGAAATGGCAGGTACAGCTCGGTGACGTATGGCAATGTGGAGAACACGTTATTGCCTGCGGATCCTCGGACGATGAAACGCTTGTGTCAAAACTACTCGAAACCGCAAAGCCAACTGTATGTTTTACAGATCCTCCTTACGGTGTGTCGATAGGCGATAAGAACAAGATGCTTAATGAACACCAGAAAAGCGGTCGTATAGTCACAAACATAGAAAACGACACCATGACGCCAGAGGCCTTGAAAGAGCTTCTGGTTGGAGTATTTACAAAAGCAAGAAAGAATTGCGCAGAAGACTGTTCATTTTTTGTCTGCTCTCCACAGGGCGGGGAACTGATGATGATGATGATGATGAAAGATTCAGGGCTTCCTATAAGACATGTGGCAATGTGGAAAAAGAACTGTGCAACGTTCTCTATGGGGCGACTTGACTATGACTATGCTCATGAACCGATACTGTTTACTTGGGGAAAGAAGCACAAGAAGATCATGGGCGGTTCAATGAGGACAAGCGTATGGGAAGTAAATAAGCCGAAAGCCTGCGACCTTCATCCCACGATGAAGCCGGTTGAGCTTTATATAAACGCGTATCTTAATAATTCAGAAGAAGGTGACTATGCTTATGAGCCATTCTCGGGGAGCGGAACGGCACTTCTTGCAGGGGAAAAAACAAATAGGAATGTGATAGCCATAGAACTTGACCCAAAGTATGTTTCTGTTGCTCTTGAGAGATGGAGTATTATGACAGGTAAGGAACCGGTTAAACGTGAATCATCCCGTATGGGTTGATATATAGGAGCTGTCCTTTAAACAGTGTTGCATAGGCCAAAAATAAGTACTATCCGCCCTGCTTCCGTTGGCTGTGGGGCGGAACATTTAAGGAGTTGAAATGCCACGCGGTAACCCTAAAAATCTAATACCAAACTCCGAACGTACTCCCGAACAATTGCGGGAACAAACCCGTAAGGGCGGTATACGCTCCGGTGAGGCAAAAAGAGAGAAAAAGCTACTCTCCCAGATATACGCCGAGATGCTTATGGACGAGTACGAGGTAACGGTAAAGGGAGAGACTAAAAAAGTTACCGGCTCAAAGCTGGTAAAAACCGTAGCGCGTGATGTGCTCATGAGGCGAGACAGCGCAAGCGTTTCAATGATGAAGGAAATCAGGGAAGCAACCGAGGGTCAAAACGTCAACCTATCCGGCATGGTAGAAACCGCGTCCCTAACTCCTGATGAGAGGAAAGCAAGGATAGCGGAGCTGGAAGCGAAAAGACACGCTTGAAATAATGCGTAAAATGTATTATACTATTGCAAGAGGTAATACATGGAGCCAAGAAACGCTATCGTAGTTTTTGAAGATACTCCCATACATAAAGAATGGATCAACGGTGAGCAATGGATACCAGCTATCGACGTTGCCAAGGCTTTGGGATATGACAATCCGTCAAGAGCGGTAAGTGACATGGTGAAAGGAAATGAAGAGCTTTTTAAGGACTACGAAAAAATCGTATGCCTTCAAAGTTTGGGCGGTAGGCAAAAAACAAGAGTATTCAATCTAAAAGGTGTCATATCTTTTTGTATAAAATCTAATAAAGAAACTGCCGTTCCATTCCAGAGATGGGCAGTTACGCAACTTGAAAAAGTAATATCTAATATTCCTACTGACATACGTCTAATTTCAAAACAGAAACGGGTCAGGTTTACGGATTCGTTAAAGGAACATGGTTGCGACAAGCCATATCATTACATAAACATTACGAAAGACATGAAGGGTGCGTTAAGCATTGATAAAAACAAGCCTAAGGATTCATGCGATTTAATTGAAGTTATGAAGATTGCGGCAAGTGAAGACATTGCACGTATAAACCTTATTCAAAACAATGCAAGCGGATATACTGAATGTCACGACGAAAGCGTGAAAGCGTCCGCGTTGGTATATGATGGAACGAAACCCAAAGAACTGCAATGCTAACTGAAACCGAAGAGATAGAATACCTTGAACTGCTAGAGCAGGATGAAAGAGACTCGGCAAAGGTTCATCATATTGACTTTATGCGCTATTGCTGGATGAAGAAAGAGCCATTCGTCGAGGGATTCCACACTCAAAAGATATGCGCTCGAATCGACAAGGCAATGGAAGACTTCCGGCAAGGTAAGTCAACCTACCTGATAATCAACGTCCATCATCGAGCCGGGAAAACTGATATACTTTCACGATACCTACCGCCTCACTTTCTTGGCGAGTTTCCTAACTGCGAAATAATCAACACGACATTCAAGGCGGCATTGACTGAAAAGTTTACCGCCGATGCTCGTAACATATTCCGGTCTGACAAGTATCAAGAGCTTTACCCTGAAATCGAGCTATCGCAAGAGTCAAACGCAAAAGCCTATTGGGAGATCGTAGATCGCAAGACTGGAAAGCCGACATATGGAAAGCTGTTCGGTTCAGGTCTATCATCTGGTATAACAGGATCGGGCGCACACCTTGCCTTGTGCGATGACCCACTATCAGGACGGGCGGCGGCAGAGTCTAGCACTATCAGGGATGGAGTATGGGAAGCGATAACCAACGACCTGTTTACTCGCCTAGCCCCGGTACATATCGTCATTATCCTTGCGACATGGTGGCATTGGGACGATCCTAGCGGACGTATTCGCAGGTGGATGAAAGAAGTACCCGGATTCCCGCAATTCGAGGTACTGGAGTTCCCGGCTAAGGCAAGCGATTACAAGGGTGAAGGAAAGTATCCGGGTAAGTATCTCTTTACCGAACGATACCCGGAAATCTGGTACAACACGCAACGGGCGCTACTAGGGAAGTACGCGGCGGCGGCTCTTATGGACTGCAACCCGATGGCGCGAACAGGTGGAAGGTTTGACGTGTCAGGGATTGATTACGTTGACACAATGCCCGGCGCTCAAGAGCTGAAATGGGCGCGTATATGGGACTTGGCGCATACCGCAAAGCAGAGAGAGGGAGACGACCCGGACTGGACAAGCGGCACAAAGATGGCTTTTGAGTATCGAGACGGCGACCCTATTCCCTACCTCTACGTTTCGGACGTATGTCGTACCCGTGAGGGAGCAAGCAAGCGGGATGACATAATCAAGTCACGGGCAATGTCTGACGGATATTACGTCAAGCAAGCCATTGAAAACACGATCGATAGTAAAGACGCTTATGAGTATATCAGCAAAGCACTTCCGGGAATAAGCTGGACAAAGCTGACGATCAAGGGCGACAAGGCGGCAAGGGCTACTCCATTGGAAAAGATATTCGAGGCACCGGGACACGTTATCGTAAAGCGCGGCGACTGGAATGATGAATGGATAACCGAGGTATTACGGTTCGACGGTACGGGAAAAGACCATGACGATCAGGTGGACAACCTTTCCGCTGGGTATAGTTTCCTCGTGGGGGACAAGACTACCTTCGATACTGACTTCATCACCCGCATGGAAAAAGCACGAAATCAGTAAGTAATGACAGGGAATCAATTCCGTTGTATAATACCCGTAAATTGTCAATAAGGATGGTATTATATGAGCGAACGGGCAAGCGGTAGTTTTTGGGACAGGCTGACAGGGCGTAACACAAAGGCACTGGACAAGCACTACCCGCAAAGGCCGGTCAATACCGATGTCACCGAAGGGATGGTAGCTAATGCTGATATCCTTAACGGTCTGTACTATGGGTCAGAGATAGGCCTTCAGCACGCCTCCCCTTACGCTTATGCGCCGGTCAATGTCCCAATCTCTTTTATGTCCATTCCTACCCCTATCGCTACCGATGACGCAACCAAAGAAGCAATCAAAAAACTGGTAGAGGAACGGTCAGAGGAATATCCGGTTATAGAGCGAACGAAGCGTATCATGGGAACCGCGTGGCGCTGGGTACGGTACGATGCTCAGTCAATGTCACTGATATGGGAAAGCATTCCTGACCAATCTATAACCGATATCCAGAAAGATCCGTCAACCAACGCTATTACCTGTTTACGAACGGATGAAATGTTCAAAGTATGCGTAGGTGAAAACAAGATCATCTACGCGCAACGCAAGCGGACGATCACACCTGATAAAATCATCGTCCAGTGGATAGGCGACAAAGGCGGTTTGCCGTTGATGGATAGTACATCAAGCAATCCATTTCATCATATGCCCATACCTTTCGGACACGATTGCGGGGAGAACGAATGGCGCGGGCATAGCATATTTTGCCGGACGTTGCGAACGTATAAGACCATCCATGACGTAGAGCAAAATCGCAGTCAGATACTTTCCGACTTCCAGCCGAAACTGGTGCATGAGGTATCAAACCCTGATGATTGGCTGACTAATAACGGATACAAAACAGACATAAACCGCGCTATAAACGATACCTTCCAATCTAAAATGTTTTTGAATTATTTTGGAAAGGAAAAGACTGGGATAGTTGCCCTGCCTAGCGATGCAACCAGTCCGCATGAGCGCGCACTTGACCAGTACATTAAACGCCTTGTCATGGGCGACGGTATCCCTGAAATCTTTTGGGGCGAGGTAGCAACGGGTAACGCGGCAAGCACTGACAGCCAGAGAGACGCGGCAGTCCAGTACGTCGATGCTCAGAGGAAAGAAGATAACGCGCCATACGACAGGCTGCACAACGACAGCCTAGAAGTACTGGCATTCATCAATAACGTGCGCTACAGCCCCGTTACAAACGCTTGGGACGAGTTTGACATGGTATCCCCGCTGGTCAAAGCGCAGATATTGAGCGCGGTATCCGCTGGTATTGGTGCAATCGTTCAAAACGCATCGGGAACAAAAGAGGATATCTATTATTTCTGGAAGCGGTTCTACCCGAAACTGCCCGAAACCGACATAAAGGTGTTTACCGATGGGCTTACCGAAATGGCGAAACATAAGGCATTTTCAGTCAGTGATATTTATAGCCAAAATGACAACCAGAATGCAGGAGGAAATGAATGACAGTAAAGCAGATGATTAAACGAGCGCCAAAAGAAGTTGTATCAATATTCTATGTCGGTGACGGTTTCGCATGGTACTACACAAAAGGGACTCTCCGGAAAAGCGAGCCAGCAAATAAAACAGGCATTCCGTACACTCTCGTAGGAATAAATGAAGGTCAATCTCTCACCGCTAAACAGGAGGAAAAATGAAATACACGCTTGAAGTTGAAAGAAAAGAAGATGGAACAACGTCTATGCGTTCAACTAACGATGGATTTAATCCGCTTGAAATACTTGGGCTGCTTGCATTCAAAATAGAAGACGTTCGCAAGCAGATGACCGGAGAAGTAAAACCAGACATAATAAAAAGGACGGTAATCGAATAATGGACACGCTCGAAACAATCTTGACAGAATCATACAATGCCGCTTTCTGCGGATTGCGGAATACACGCAATTTCCGCGTTCCGAACGATAAGGCTGGCGAGCTATTAATAACTCTTGCGAAACTGCAAATCCGTAGCGTATCACTCGAAACTCCGAAAGGACTTGTTTTGTCATGCTTCACGACTGGCATAAAAACAGATCGCCCGTTTGACAAAAATCAGGTGTAGAAATGACAACCGGCGAGTACAAATCGAAAAAAGCAAAAACCAATAAAGAAACCGCTAAGCAGGTACAGGACAAACTCCGAAAGGTGCGCGTCATGTACCTCAAGGCGACTAAGCGCATCAACCGAGTGGTAGCAAGATTGCCCGGGGGAACGCTATCGCCTAGTAACCGTGACAAGATACTCTCAGCCGTTGATCGTGAAGCACTCTACAAAGAGATAACCGGATATATCGACGATGGGCGCAAGTCAGTTATCAAGAGCGCGTTTGACGTTGACCGGGAGTATGTAGAGGATGCTTTCAAAGACGCAGGCAAGACGGTTGACCTATCGGCTATGTTCGACCGACAAGCGGACAGGATAGATCAGAAATACAAGGCGCATAATTCAGTTATTCAGCAATCCTTAATAACTCAAAACCGCGCAACCTATACCCTATCGCCTTCTATATGGGGCGCTATCGACGGTTTCAGCGACAAGATACTGGCAATCATTCAGGCCGAATTAGACGCGGGAACAGACCCCGCAAAGATCACGCGGATACTAGAAGAGTATCTAGCCGGTGGCGCTGAAAAGGTGCTAGGCCGCTGGAACGACCTTAAGATCGGTACTCCAGAATACCGGAAACGACTCGGCACGAAAGGCGCTGACTATCGCACTCAACGGGTTGTCAGGACTGAAATGTACAGCGCAAGGCGTGATGCGGATATCCAGTCAGGTAGAATGAATCCCGGAGCAACGGGTATGTTCACGTGGAACCTCTCGCCATTCCACAACCATTGCGACGAATGCGAATCAAGGGCGTCAGGCGGGGAATATACAGCGGAACAGATACAAGCGTTGAACGACGATAATCACCCGAATTGCGGATGCTATGCACAGCCCGTCCTACAAGATCGCGACTCTTTCGTCCAGTCGCTACGCGATTATGTCCGTGGAGACGAAACGCCGGGAGCCGCTGAGATCGACGCATGGGCAAGTAAGTACGGATTTACGGAATAACAGCTATTGACAATTAAAATCTATATGCTATACTAGAAGTATCTTAGGGATTAGAAGGGGTGTTTAGTATGGATATTATCAAGAATATCGAAGTTCCAACGGGAAACATTTTTATTGTGCAGGGAGATAAAGGAAAGATAGAGTGTCTTTCTTTGGGTGACTATGGGCAATCAGTCAACCTGAATCAGCATAAAAAGGTACAGCATACAGACCTATTGTCATTGTCTGAAAAATGGGTATGCACGATATCGACCCAGTACGGGTGTTCTTCCGGTTGCCGATTCTGCGATGTTCCGAAATGCGGGGCGGGAATCAACGCAACGCTTGACGATATCATGAAACAGGTATGGACGGTTCGCAATTTTCACGAGGAAATAAGATCAACAAAACGGTTTAACATTCACTACGCCCGTATGGGAGAGCCAACATGGAACCCAGCGGTTCTAGATTCTGCAGTCTTACTGAAATATGCACTTCCTGATTTTCACGTTCACCCAGTTGTATCAACAATGATGCCCGCGAAAAACAAAAATCTTGAACACTTTATATGGAAATGGTGTCAGATCAAGAACGACTATTATGAAGGGGAAGCAGGATTACAGTTATCTATAAATTCCACAAGCCCGGAAGAACGTCGCGAAATGTTTTCCGGTAGTTCGATGTTTTTAGTCGATATTTCCGACATGATGAAGCGCATGGAAAAACCGAAAGGCCGAAAGTATACGCTTAACTTTGCCATAGCAGGATACACCATCGATGCCGAACGATTGGCAAGCCTATTTAATCCCGATTATTTCGTGTGCAAATTGACACCGATGCATAAAACATCTGCCGCGCTGAATAACGGTATCGAAACAAACGGCGACTATACCGAATCATACCCTTATGAGGAAGACGAATACAACCTTAAAAAAGCAGGGTTTGACGTTCTTACCTTCATTGCCTCAAAAGAAGAGGACGAAAGCCGGATTACTTGCGGAAATGCTATACTGGCAGATAAGTAAGTTTGACAGATTGGCTATAGAGTGGTACTATTCACTTACCTTTCTTTCCTTTCGCCCGGTATGTGTGCCTCCTTCGCATATCGGGCTTTTTCTTTCTATAAATCGTCTTTTAATAGTTGACAATAAAAATAGTTATGCTATAATTAGTCATGGTTGATAGACCAAAGGAAGGGGAAGTGATGGGTTACAGTACCGAAAGAATGGATGACATGGAGTCGCGGGAACATTGCGATATATGGTCATCATGCCCGGATGAATACGAAAGTTGCGAAGAGTGTAGGAAAAGAGCAAACCAGTCGAATGATGAAGAGGAAGGGGAATAATGCGAACACGCGAAGACGACATTCAAGAATTGTGCAAATACATACTTGATTCTAACGTTCAAGACAGTGGTGATTATGGTTCTGGATGGTGCTGTCCTTATTGCCAAGCAGATTATAATCACAAACAGCAAAACGAAGCATTAAAAGACCTTCCGCATGAAAAAGGTTGTATTGTTCTTATAGCAAAAGATTTATCAGCAGGGGTAACTAATGCGCAAAATAAAGGATAACGGGAGAACGCTAAAGCTACAGAAAAGAAAGAAACACGAACATGGCTGTTATAGTTGCGAAAAACACGACATACACGAAATGGATTGTATTGCCAGTCCGAATGCAATGTTCCACGGCAAGCGTATTCATCCGGATGGATGCGGGTACAATGTAGGTCGATGGCGTGAAACTCTCCCCTCGAAACTCTCAAGGCTCATTAAAAGGATGGTAAGGAAATGAAGTGCGACTCTTGCGGAATGCTCATTACAAACAACCAGACAGCAATTTTCAGGTTGACGGCTAACGGTGAAACATTCAAAACCGTTTCTATTTGCTGGAAGTGTGAAAGGACGCTATCTATCGTATTTGATAAGCATTCGGAAGTTAAGGACGATTCAATCCTTTAACCTTATCTAATTACCATTATGCTCTATGGTGAATGGTTGTATTAACCATCTTTATTCCGTGTTCTTTTGCATGACATGATTCGCATAACACTATAAGATCGTCAATGAAAAACAGTTCAACTCCGTGATGATCGTATGATTTATGATGCACATTCAGGTTCTTTTCATTATGGCAATATGTACAATGATCTCCGGTTTTGTGTATCATGTAAAGACGAATCGCTTTCCAGTAGTACGTTTTCAGGAAGTTTTTATAGTCTAACTGCATTAACCGTATGCGGATTATATCCCATGATACAGGCGCGTGAATCCATTCAGGAACTAAACCGCCATGTATATTTGATTCTGATTCATTCTCAATGAAGTTCTTTATAAAACTAGCAGTATCTATATTCGATGCTTTTATAAGTTTTGGTTTTAGTGTTGCGTTTATTTCGCGTTTCGACTTAACTTTCGCTCTTTTATTACTTAGGCTTTCATCCTTCAAGCGCATTAATTCATCGTATATATCTTGTGTTATTTCCTTGCCAACAATCTGCTTAAACTTGTTTATTCCTAGTACCTTTCTGACAAGCGCGAGAGACTTAGCAGGGACAGCACGACCGCGCGGTCTAAAAAGTTTGTCCATTTCCTTGGTAACTATCATTAAAACTCCTTGATAGTAGTATATCGCATATACAAAGCGTACACAATGTCAACAAAATCATACAGTTTAATGTATGTAAAAAGATACACTAACCTTGACAAGTGTATGATTCCGTGCAACAATACTGCTATGAAAGAAAACAAATCATTGCCGGATGGTGTAGTTTTTCTCAACTATAAACAATCATCTAATACCAATACCCCCGCCGTTACTGAAATCCCTATCGGAAACAAGAAGATACTCGACAAACTCACGCAAGGCGACCCATCGCCCATGTTTAAGTCGGAAGCTATCGATTACCCGGTAATTGGAACCGGCGGGGTATACGAAAAGTCTTTCTTTCAGTCTTTCATCAACGTGTGCAAGGAACGCCCGATACCCGGAAGCAAGCGGGGTCATGAATACACCTCTCGCCCGTCTAATGATTTTTACATGGTAGGCGGTCAACTCATTCCTAACGCTGACGGAAAGACAGGTACGGCAGTATTCCTCATGTACATTCCCCCGTTCGGTGATACCACTGACAATACCGGATTCAAGCGCGACGCGGATGCGGGCATCGTTAATTTCTCATTGGTAACTCAACCGGAATACAACGTCAAGAAAGATGATGACGGCGTAGAGCGTCGGCACTTCACAAAAACCAACGGCTACGAACGTAACGACGCGGTAGAGTATGGAGCCGGGGCAATGTCTCAGGTGGTTAACTCCAAACAGAACGAAATCGACTTTGAAGAACTCAAGAAGCTGGTAACGAACGGCAAGTATAGCCGTAAGAACATAGACGATGAAATAATCCAAAACGGTAAAGTATCCTATCCCGTGCTACGGTCAATGATCGCCCGCGCTGATTGCGAGAATAAAGCCGAAATTGGAAACATTTTATCCATCATTGACAAATCAAGTAACGGGAGAAAACTTATGGATGCAGAACTTCAGGAAGCCGTAGAGCGTGTACAGAACGCGGCAAAGAATGGTTCTATCGTTATCTCGGACGTGTTTAAGAATGCGGGAATCGCACTGCGTACCGATGACGATAAGAAGAATGAAGAGACGGTAAAGACACTGAACGCAAAGAATCTGGGAACTGACCCGTTTGCGACTATCGATACCCTGATTGCACAGAACAGAGCGAACGCCGACGCTATCGTGAAGAACGAAGTCGCTACCGCTTTCGGTGCTGAAAAGGTAAAGAATGCGAAAGGCGAGGAAGTCGAGAATCCGGCCTACACCCACGCTTTTGAAAAGTGTTCCGGGAAATCAGGCGATGCTCTCAAGAATGAAATCGAAGCTGTCAAGAACAGTTCCGTCATGAAGGCAATCAGAGCCAATCAGGCTGACCCTTTCAGCAAGATCAACATGATCGAAAACGGCGGGGCGGCTAATACCGCTAAGAATGGCGCGGCACCTGTTGCCTCGACCTATTAAGGAGTTGCGAAATGGCAAAGAATACGTTTGTTGAAAAAGAGCCCGCCGATTACGTGTACATGAAAAACACGTCCGGAGCGGAAGTTGTAGCCGGTGAGTTCTGTATCATCGGAGCTTACGGCGCAATCGCGCAGGAAACTATCGCGGCTAATGCCTATGGTAATTTCCTTATTGGTGATGGAAGCGTAGTCCAGACCGATACGCTGACAACCGCCGAGGATACTTTTGGCACAGCGAATGCGTATGTGTATTTCAATAACACCTCGAAAGACTTTTCAGATCAGGCCACTACCGGGTATTACAAAGTCGGTCAGGTGAATGAAATCAAAACCGGCGGAGTGATTCGGTTTACGAAGTTTGAGAAAGCGGAAGTTGTTTCAAGCTCTATCGGAGACCTCGAAACCATCGTAACCGCTAACGCCGCACTGGGTGGTCGGTTCTTCAAAAAAACAGCTACGCTTACCAGCGCCGCCGCCGCTACCCCGGTGCACCTTCTTACCGATGCGGAAGTCGGTGCCGGAAAGAAAGCGTATGTCGCTCAGGTATTTTTCAGCGTTGACGGTGGGGTCAATTGGGCAACCACGGCTACCGTTGCATTGCAGGATACCGCCGGGACTCCGGTTGTCGGATGTACCGCCGCTGTCGCTGGACTTGTTGCCAACGCTATGATTACACTTACGAATACCAATGTCACACTCGCCGCGCCTATTGCGGACGGAGTAGGATTCACCACGGCAAAGGGACTCGATATCGCTGGTAATGCCAACGGAACCGGTTCTAACCTTCTTGTAACCGTTTTCGGTTGCATAATGTAAAGGAGACAACAGAAAATGGTAAAGGTACTTAATGCCGCGAACATCGCGGAAGAGAAAATGAAAAATGGATTTACCCGCGAGGTAGCTGTATACGCCGGAACCGCTGTCGAGAACTGCAAATCCACCGAGCCGAAACGGTTCATGATTGCAGAGAACAAAGACCGCGAGCTTATCAAAATTGGTTCTGCCCAGTGGAAGAACAGCGAGGGACATTACAAACTCTGGAACGAAATCCATGAGCTTCAGGTGAAGAACGCCGCTACTCCGCTTTCCCCGACTGAAACCGCCGCGCTGTTCGCTAAGCTGTACATTGACATTGCCCGGCAGATGGATGACCTGATGGACGTTACCCCGTCTATCGCGCTTGTTCTCAATCGTCCCGATGCTCAGGAGATCACGTATCTCCGTGACTTGTACCCCTACGTTGGTAAGGAAAAACTTATCAGTGGAACGAATGACAAAGTACCGCTGATCGATGCGAAATCGGGAACTACCGAAACGATTACGCAGTACGTGCGTGCGTTCGGGTGGAAGGCATCGCTCAAGATGATGGCTTTCAGCGAAATCAACGTCCTCCAGAAAGTAACCGAATCAGCGGCTATCATTGCCGTTGACTCGAAGAATCAGGACTTGATTGCTCCCATAGTCGGCGCTACTTATGGCGCGCTCCATGCGCAGGTTGCAGATACTACCGGCTCGACTTACGACCTCAAGATGCGAAACACCATTCGCAAGGCCGTCAAGACGCTCGGCAAGCTCTATCACCCTATGTACACCAAAAAGCTGGTTGCATCCCTGAGTGAGTTCTCCAGCAATATCGGTATTCTTTGCCATCCCGGCGAGGCTGACGATATTCGCCGCGCGGTAACCGGATGGGTTGGCGGTGGAAACGTGCAGGATATGTCCGCTATCGGGAACATCGGGAATATCATCCCGTATGCTGGCGGTATTCAGGATGGCGAGACCTGGGGCGAGGAAGTTCTTTCGCTCCCCGGAGTTGCATCGGGAACCGCGTATATGTTCATTCCGAATCAGGCAATCGTGCTTAACAAGCGCGATATCACGCTTGAAACCGGCATGAGCACCGTACTTGAACTTGCAACCGAGGAACGCAGTTGGCACCGGATTACCGGAAAGCATACCGCGTACCTTCTCGGCGGATGCGCCACGAACACCGGAAAGGGATGTATCATCAAGATCACCCTTCCGACCGAGTAATTAAAATAGGCGGGATTGGATAAAACCTTTCCCGCCTTTTCTAGTCGCAATGGCGCCGACTATAAATAGTGGCTTCCGGAACTCGTAGGACGAAGGCGAGCCAGTAAAGTATATTCTAAAACCGAATACTGATTATGCGTATGTTTTGAATCCTGACGGCTCTACAGATTCAACTTCACGCGCCGCTTTCTGGGAGGAATAAAATGGCAATATTCGCACAGATAAAAGAAATCCGTTTGAAACTCCATGAGCCTATCGGATTTATCAATATCATCGAAGCAGAAACAGAACTTCCCTCGACCGGCGCAGATCAGACATTGTACACGATCAAGGATTCAGGCATTTATCAGCAATGGAAAACCGGCGCATGGAAAACAGTTAAGCTGAATATATCCGATGAACAGATCGGATTGCTCATAGACCTGTACGGAGTAGACAAGGCAACTATCCGCGTCCTTCAGTCAATCATGAACGCGCTCGGGCAGGAGATGCGAATAGCGCAACAGAATGACGGCGTTGAATCTATCGTCTATACCAATCTCACTACGCTGTATAACTTCTACAAGGCGATGAAAGAATCATTACAGGAAGATATCTCAAGCGATGCCGGAACAAATACCGGGCGTTCATTCAATACTTGCTCACGTCCAGTTGGCGGGGTATGGGAATGGTAATGAGCGTTGAACAGTTAAGGGAAATACACGAAAGCAAAATAGCACTCAATGAGGTTGAATGTTCTTTTTTTCTTTATCCTTTCAAGGACAACGGAAGCGGAAAACTAATTCCCGACACGACTAAAAATCCTTCATTGATAACTGAATCAATGCGCCTCGTTCGAGAATCTGGAAGCGTACCGACTAATCAAACAACGTCGGTTGGGCTTGTAACTAACCAAAAGTTTTTTGCACAGTTGCATGATACCAGTCAGGCATTCGAGACGGCGGTACTGATTGACGGACTCGATGGCTGGAAGTGCGCGCCAATCGATAAGCTCGAACAGAATGGCGAGTGCTACGGTAAACGAACATCATTGACATTGCAATCTCTCGGGTCAACCAAGGCAATAACATCGCTTAAAATAGGTACGGTATCAGGCGTAATTTCTGGAACAAATATCACGGTAACAATGCCATCCGGTACGGTTGTCACTTCATTGACTCCGGTAATCGCGCATAACGGGAAGATGATTGATAAGACGACGACGCAGGATTTTACCACGCAGAAAACGTACACGGTCACGGCAGAAAATCTGTCAACGCAAACATACACGGTAACGGTGGTAGTATTATGACATTTGAAATGGTTGTATCAATTATAAGCGCTCTTGCTTGTTTAACAACAGTGGCGGCTTATTACAATGGTAAAATAAAAGACGCAGAAAAAATGGGCGCACTCAAGCAAAGGGTATGCGAATTGGAAAAACAACAAGAAGAAAACAAAGCAACTAAATCCGATATCAATTCCCTGTTGATTGCTGTCGGTAAAATGACCGGGCAAATTGAAAGTCTGCAAAAGACAGTCGATGAACTAAAGAATGACATGAAGTGTATCGAGAGGCGCAAGGAATGAAAGAAGGAAACCTTCCGTCCCGTGACGGATCACAAACAGACGTAAACTACAATCATGAAACTAAAATGATTAGAGTTGAAATAAATGGAGAGAAACAAGAACTGCCAGTAATCGAGGCCTTGAACTTAGCCGGGTTAATTATCGCAATGACTCAAGTGGTTTTATCAAATGGCGAATGAGAACGGAACGACTCACGATGATGTAGCGAAACTCAAGGAGTCTATAAAAGGAATAGAGTTCAAGTTACGCATGAAACTTGGGGACTTGTGCAAATACTATGCCGGGAAAGCATTAAAGAACTTTCAGGATAAACAAGTTCACAACGCATTCTGGCAGAATCAAACTGGAAATCTTTTTGGAAATGCTGATTCAGGTGAATGGATCACAAAAGAGTTTAGCGGGTTTTATCTTTACCTGAAGGAGCATTATGGCGTTTATGTAGAACTGGCAAATGATAGAAAACATGAAGCAATCAGGCCAACAGTAATGGCGCTTTATTCTGATTTTATGCGCGACGTGGAGAAAATATATGCTGACTAAAATAATGGAACGATTGCGCGAGGGAAGTATCGGTAACGTGTTCAGGTTCGGGGACATTGACACGCCGACCAGTTCACCGTATGTTTGCGTGAAACCGGAAGTCAACCCAATTGGAAGGACGTTCAGGATTATAGCGCATTTTGACAAAGGAAACGGTGAGGCGCTTGACCTGTACATTTTCAATGAACTGCCCGACTTGCTATCTAACTACAGCTACACCGATGAATATGGTAATTACGTCACTGTAAAGGACGCAAAAGAATACACGGATATCATCACGGATAATGATGATTCGACAATTAGCATGGAGCGGTTGTTTTATATACCGCTTATTTTGTAATAGGGAGATATTATATGGCATATGTAACGGAACTTTCGAGAGTAGCGACGGACGGATTCAGGATTCAGCGCAATAACCCTGATGGAACTCGCCCGACTCCGCTTCGGTTTCTCGGGTTTACTGGAACGATTGACTTGACGGCATTGCTCACGCTGGACAAGGCAAACATTACCGTAATCATTGACGGAGTATCGCAGACAAAGGAAGCAGACTTCACGGCGGCGACCGATATCACGCATACAACAGTAGCCGATGCAGTGACAGCTCTGACCACAGCCGCATTCACGACACCGGCTATTACGTGGACAAGTGATACCGCAACGGCTCGGCTTAAAGGGTCTTGCGCAACCGGAGCATACGTTCAGGTTACTGGCCCTCTCGCCGCGGCTCTCGACTTCGGTCAGGGGATCACAGAAAAAGGTAACGGCCTTGAAATCCTGAAAGTGTTCGACGACCGCGTGGCGTCTATCTCGCTTGCGAAGAACATCGTCGCCGCTCAGGAAATCACGCAAGAAGGAAGCAAGGGGACTATCGACGTTGTAAATATCGGTCAGAAACTCAAGGGTATCAACCCGGTAATGAATATCAACGATGAGGACTACGCGCTTCTTGAGCTTATCGAGGGTGGGACTTTCGACCGGACGTCTTGCACCTATGTACCACCGCTCAATGACAAGCAGACCCAGCCGACTTTCTGGATCGAGATTTTCAGCCCGATGGTTCGCAAGGGTTCTGTCAAGTTCTCTGACTCACCGTGCGAGGAAATGCTTGCCATCCCGTCCGCTATCGGTGCAGAAGGGGACGTTGGTATCGAATCAAAGGCGTATGCGAAATATGTTTATAACATTACCGCTACCGGATACACCGATGAGCTTGGCGTGAAGCATCCGGCATACAACAAGAAACAGTTTGCAAGATCGGCGTTCCTTGCAATGGACGTAGAGAATGTTTAAGCGCCTTATTCAGCGGATTGTCAGTGAAGAAATTGACCGGCGAGCCGCCGATATTCCGAAACCTATTTCACCGCCTCAAGGATATAACCCGCTCGAAGTAATTCGCGGCGGGATGTATCACTGGGTATATGCTCCGGTCAATAATGCTTTCGCATGGATTCAGTTGCGAACGTCGAACGCAACGCAACTTGAAGCTTGCGGAGCGGTTACGCTTATTGAATCTCTGCATCATACGAAAGACGCAACGCCGGAAGAGATGCTCGATATGCGTAACAACATGGAAGCTATCTGTAAAATCACGATGAACAATCCAACATTCGACGAGTTTGTGAATATGACGACTGGTACCGATATCGTCCATTCCAAAATGAGACTTGAGCTTGAGAGAATAAAGTCGATTGATTGTACAGGGATGAGCGCGACGGAAAAAGACATCATTGACACGAAAGTTAGAGAGATTGAATTACACCTTGCGTTCTTGCTTCCTGAAAACACGTTTGATTTTATTGTCAAATGGGCGCTTGGTGTTGACGTTTCCGATATAAAGAAAGTATCACACGATAAATTGCTTGAAGCGGCGATACTCGCAAAGAGAAATGGAAACGCTCCGCACGATAATATGAGCGGGTGCTTTACAGATAGAGACCCGAGCGATTTGGACAAGGCATCATGGAACGCTTACGACGCGATGATGGAAGATCAACGAATAGCAAAAGGCATAAGGTAATCAAGTGGGCGTAGACGCTGGATCGGTATATTCAAGCATAAGAATTAGACTCACAGATTTGGATAACGATCTTAAAGGCGTTTACGCACGTTTGAACCAACTCGAACAAAACATAACCAAGAACACTACAAAATCAAAATCATCTTTTAAGGATATGTTCGCGGCTGTTGTTTCAGGGCAAGCTGTTTTAGAGTTAGCTAAAAAAGGTTTTCAATTATTAACCGGTGCTGTTAAAGATTCCATTCAGGTTTCCGTATCTGCTCAAGAAATGATATCAAAATACAATGTCGTTTTTGATGGAATGGGAACAGCGGCAGAGGATGCGGCTACTAGATTTTCAGATGCGTTTGATTTGGCCGGTGCAACATCAAAAGAAATGCTTGCTAATACCGGTAATCTATTACAAGGAATGGGAGCAACTAAAGAAGAATCTCTTGACATGTCCGTTGCCGTCAATACTCTTGCCAGTGATCTTGCATCATTTACCAATAACGAAGGCGGTGCAAAGACTGCCAGTGAAGCGATAACAAAGGCATTGCTTGGCGAGAAAGAGCAAATGAAATCGCTTGGTATAGCGATACTTGACTCAGACGTTAACCTTCGCGTTGCTAAAAACGGTCAATCTGATTTAACTGGAACAGCATTAAAACTTGCGAAAGCAACGGCAACTCTACAGCTAGTTACAGAGCAAAGCAAGAACGCAATAGGTGATTACGCGAGGACTCAAGATAGCGCGGCCAATACCCAGAAGCGTGCGGCTGAAAGAACAAAAGAATTACAGATAGCCGTGGGAACCGGTCTTAATGGTGCAGTGATATTAGCGTCAAAACTATGGTCTGGATTTGCAGACGGATTGACTAAAGTAATAAACCGGAGCATTGGTGTTGGAGAACTTCAAGGAGCGACGGATGATTTAATAGCATCGTCTACATTATATAAAACATTAGCAGAAGAATTATCAAATAAAACAGATACATTAAACGCGTCAGAAAAACAGACTCTTGAAACAAGAAGAGCTTTAGCCGGGCTAGATATAGAAAAAAGCCTGAACGCATTGGCTAAATCTTATGACTCAACGAACAAGAAGATATCTGAGCTAGATAGTACCTCAACAGCTTATTCAAAGCGTGCAAAAATATATTATGATTCCGCTAACAACGCACAGACAAAATTAAGCGATACGCTAATACCAAAAACAACTACTCAAATAAACAATCTTAAAGAAGCTTTTAATATAGCCAGTAAAGAACAATTAAAAAACTCTGAATTAAGCAATAAGGCCGCAACAGAATCGACAAGATTAAAGGTAGATGAAAAATCGGCAATAGATGAAATAGCTAGAGCATATTCGTCTGGAATATTATCAGCAAGCGTAGAATCATTAAAAGTAACAAACGTAAAATTATATAATGAGATAATGAAAGAAGTTTCAGCGGTAAAGATAGCAAATAAAGCTCAAAAAGACAAAGCGGCTCAAGAAAAAAAAGACTCTGATGCGAAAGCAAAACAAGATCAAGACGCTTTGGATGCATCAGAGCTTTATAACGATGCAATAAAAGAAGCATCAGATACAGTAGATGGTCAAAAAACTAAATACCAACAGTTGCAAGATGTTATAGATAAACTTAGTGGCGTAAAAGGTAAAACAGATGATGAAGAAAAGAAAAGAGTTGAAGCCATAGGAATATTAAAAAGTCAGCAAGCAGACGCAACAAAAAAAGATAATGAAGATGCTGATGCAGCGGCTGAAGAATATTACCAGAAAAAAAGAGATGGATTTAATACTGAATACGAGAACGCAAAGACTTTGGCGAAGCAACATGAAGATGATGCAGAAACCGAAGAAGAATATTTAAGAGAAAAACAGGCATTACAGAGTGATGTTTATAGCGAAGCAATGAACCTTGCTAGTTCTTTATCTTCTTTAGTCAGTGCTATAGCTGATAGAAGATTAGACGAACTTGATAATGAAATGGATGCAGAACTTGAAGCCGCCGGAGTTGCAGAGGATACCGCTGTTGAAAAAGCACAAAAAGAATATGATGCCGCAGTCGAAGGTGGAAACAAAGAGACAATTGCAGAAAAAGAAAAAGCATTAAAGAAAGCTAAAATAGAACAAGAATATGCTGATAAGAAAGCAGAGATAGAATACGAAGCAAATATGATTTCATGGGGCTTTCAATTAGCGCAGACAACAGCCTCGGCTGGCATGGCAATAATAAACGCTTTCAATGCGGCGGCTCAAACTGGATTAGCGTTTCCTGTTATGGCTCCAATTTATGAAGCATTAGCCATTGCGTCTGGTGCCGCATCTATCGCGGCTGTTGCGGCTTCAATGCCAGTCAAAGGATATGCAGACGGAGGCATAGTCGGAGGGTCTTCGTATGTTGGAGATTTAATTCCGGCAAGATTAAACTCTGGAGAAAGAGTGTTAACAGCTGAACAAAACGCTCAAATGTATGATATGATGTTAAAGTATATGAATGGTCAGTCGGGCGGTGATCAATATATAACAGTGAAATCAATACTTAATGGCAAGGTAATAGCTGAAGATACTGTTAAATATATAAAGGCGAATAAAGTATGAGGATATTAGATAACAATTTAACATTATCATCAACTCTTTCCGCAACTGGAACAAACACAAGTTATCCTCTTGCTAACTTAAAGTCTCCATTCCTTGAAGAATTATGGAAAGGAATAGATACTGATGAAACTATTACAATTAATTTTGGATCAAATAAAACCATAGATTGTGTTTAT